AAAGGCAATGTTCCCCTACAATTGGACAACAGTGAATGAAAATTTGAAGCCACTCGGACTAAGTACATTACCAGTTCGATGGCCAGGAAAAACAAACATTGTTGAGTCACCACTTCATGGAAAATTGCGGCCAGTAATTTCACATCCAGCAGTACTTCGACCAATGAAGAACTCAGATGGCACTGTGGTGCATCCGGCAACGCAGATGTTGAAGAAAGTGGACAGACCAATTGTAGTAGGACACGATGAAGAACTTTTCAAGGCAGTGGAAGATGAAGCATTGAATCATATACCACATGTGATTCCAGCGAGGGTTCTCACACTAGATGAAGGAATCAATGGAATGGATGGAGTACCAGACTCCAAAGCGATCAAACAGAGCACTTCGACAGGATTTCCAGAGAATACAATACCAAACAAAGCGCCAGGAAAGGAAATCTTTTTGACACGGAATGAAGAAACACAACGACTAGAACCAACACCATATTTTCTTCAGGAGCACAAACGAGTACTTGATGGTTACAAGGGGCTTGGACCACGGGTACAACACATATGGTGTGACAACGCAAAGGATGAACTTTTGCCCATAAGAAAAGTTTATCAGATCACAAAGGCAATTGAATTTGTGGAATTACAAATGAAGACACTAGAGGAACAAATTCAATGGATTGCAGACACAAGACTTATGTCTTCATCACACACGACACTCACTGTTATTCACAGACAGTACGAAGGAGCTTTTATTGAGAATGGAAAGACAACACACAACTCATGGATCATTGGACTTGGAATTAACCCACATTCTTTCGAATGGGGATTGCTTAGAACAAGACTTTATAAATATGGAAAGAAGACGAAAGTTGGAGGAGGAGATTTCAAGAAATATGATGCATCAACGGCACACAGAGTTGCGGTTGGAGTTCATAGATTGAAGCAAAGATGGTATAAGAAATATGATGCAAATTGGAAACCAGAAGATTGGAAAGTGAGGGATGGAATTTTTGAAGATGTGAAGCAGGCAGTTCACATCATACTCAATGTCATTTACCAAGTTCAGTTTGGCAACCCATCAGGACAAGTTGGAACAACAGTTGACAATGGACTTGGAATTTGGCTCACCTTACTCTACACAGCAGCATGGTATGCGAGGAAATTTGACTTACCAATAACTTTGGCTGAACTTTTTGTACTTATCGTTCTCATAACAATGGGAGATGATCATCTCTATGCAATAGTTGAGGAACTTTGCCACATTTTGACGATGAGAAAGTACAGAAAGATCATGAAAGAGCACTTTGGAATGGAATATACAGCGATGGACAAGCAATCAGAGTTACCAAAGTTTTTGGAGGAGCATGAAGTTGAATTTATGAAAAGGAAAGTGAATGAAGGACATACACCCGCATGGACTTTTGCACCACTCAAGATTGAAGTGATCTATGAAATGCCAAATTGGTGTAGCATAGAGTCACTTCCAGCAAGAGAATCATGTTGGTGGACATGTTTAGCTTCAATTTTTGAAATGGGACATCATGGAAAGGAAAAATTTGAAGCTTGGAAAACAGAGTTGAATGATATGTTGGATGATCTTAGAATACGACAGGTCCCTTTGACCTATGAAGATTTTCTAACTATTATTTACGGTTTACCACGACCACTATCACTTCAGACAACACAGGAATTGGCGGAAGAATTGCATTACAACGACTTACCATTTGCACAATCAGGAGAGGCACCAAAAGCAGAAGAGAAGAAGACAGTTGACAATCCACAAGGAACACAAGTAGCACTCACCACGTTTGGAGACAACGTAGGAATTGAGTCACCATCACAAGGAACAACATCAGAAATGTCTCCCATACATAATGGAACAGACCCTTATCCAGACCAGGGATTGAAAGAAGTATTATCGAGAGTTTATCAAATAGCAACTTTCACATGGTCAGGATCAAGCAACTTTGGAG